GGTCGAAGAACTTTCAAATCAAGTTGGTGAACTCCAAACAAGATTGAATGAAGAAATTGAGCGCAATGTTGAAACACGTAGCGCATTAATAGAAGCAACAAAACAACAAATTACCGTTGAAGTTACAGAAGGTTTAAACGCAACTCAAGTTGAAAAAATCAAAACACTCGCAGAGAGCGTTGAATTCTCCACAGAGGAAGAATACACACATAAACTTGAAACAATCCGCGAAAACTACTTTCCATCAGATGTCAAAAAGACTGACGTTGAACAACTTCATGAAAAGGTAGAAGATGGTACCAACACAGTTATTAGTGACTACTATGTTGATGCCGTATCAAAAGCAATTTCTAAATCAAAACCATAACAAAGTCTAAATTAAAAAAATAACAAGGAGATATAAATGTATCTATCAGAACAACTACAAACTAAGTGGAATTCAGTTCTTGACCACGAAGCATTACCTGCAATTAAAGACCCATATCGCAGAGCGGTAACTGCTGTTATTCTTGAGAATCAAGCTCAAGAAATGATTAAAGCTGGTGGCATCCTTCAGGAAGCATCACCAACTAACTCAGCAGGTACAGGTGGTTTCAGCGGTGGTTCAGCAGCACAAGGTCCTGTTGCTGGTTTCGACCCAATTCTTATCAGTTTAGTTCGCCGTTCATTGCCTAATCTAATCGCTTATGATATTTGCGGTGTTCAGCCAATGACTGGTCCAACTGGTTTGATTTTCGCAATGCGTTCAATGTATGGCACAGAGCGTAACGTTGCTGCTTCTGGCGTAGAATCATTCTACAATGAAGCTAATACTGGTTACTCAGGTACAGGTTCACAGACTGATATCTCTCTTGCTGCTAACACAGCATTGGGTAATCAGAACGTATTTTCTTCAAGCGTTGTGAATGGTGTTGCAATGGCAACAGGTACCGCTGAAGGTCTAACGCCTCTTGAAATGGGCTTCTCAATTGAGAAAGTATCTGTAACTGCTAAGTCACGTGCATTGAAAGCAGAATACTCAATGGAACTTGCACAAGACCTTAAAGCAGTTCACGGTCTTGACGCAGAAACAGAACTTTCAAATATTCTTTCAGCAGAAATTCTTGCTGAAATTAATCGTGAAGTTCTACGTACCGTTTACGCAACAGCTAAAGTTGGTTGCCAAGTTGGTACAACAACCAAAGGTACTTTTGACCTTGATACAGATTCAAACGGTCGTTGGATGGTTGAAAAAGTTAAGGGTCTTGCATTCCAAATCGAACGTGAAGCTAACGTAATTGCTAAATTAACTCGTCGTGGTAAAGGTAACATGATGATTTGTTCATCAGATGTTGCTTCTGCTCTAGCAATGGCTGGTCTACTTGACTATCAATCAGCACTACAAGGTCAAGTTAACCTAACAGTTGACGATACAGGTAACACATTTGCAGGAACAATGTTTGGTCGTATCAAAGTTTACATTGACCCATACTTCCCAACATCATCAACATCAGAATTTGCTGTTGTTGGTTACAAAGGAAGCAATGCATATGACGCAGGTATTTTCTACTGCCCATACGTTCCTCTACAAATGGTTCGTGCTGTTGATACTAATACCTTCCAACCAAAAATTGGCTTCAAGACACGTTATGGTCTAGTTGCTAATCCATTTTCGGATGGCGCAACACAAGGTCTTGGTGCAATTAATGCAATGAGTAACGTTTACTATCGCGCATTTAAAGTCTCAAATATAATGTGAGTTAGTATTGTTATCTTTGATATAATAATTATAATAAACGATAACAATAAACTTAAAATGGACTTCTTCGGAAGTCCATTTTTTTATAAATAATTACATAATATTAGTAAATTGGAAAAAAATAAAAATGATAAAACATAAACATCACATTATACCAAAACATGCTGGAGGAACAAATGAATCAACCAATCTAATTGAATTGACAATAGAAGAACATGCAGATGCACATCGCATTTTATATGAACAATATGGTAAAATAGAAGATTATTATGCATGGAAAGGTTTATCTGGGTGCATAGGAAAAGATGAAATATTAAAAGGTTTAGCTATGGCACAAAAAGGAAAAAAGAAACCAGAAGGTTTTGGTGACAAGATTAGTAATTTCAGAAAAACGTTTAGATATTCAGAAGATTCCAAAAGGAAAATAAGTCAATCTAAAAAAGGTAAACTTTTATCAGATAAACATAAAAAGAATATTTCAGAATCATTAAAAGGAAAGAAAAATACAGATTACCAGAAACAAAGGGTCGCAGAAATTAGACAAAAAAAATATGTAATAACAAATTCTGAAGGAAAAATTTTTGAAATAACCAATTTATCTAAATTCTGTAGAGAAAACAATTTAGACCAAGGAAATATGCATAAATCTTTGGTTAAAGGATGGTCTTGTAAAAAGGCACTATAAATAAAGATATGACTACACCAACAAACATAAACACATTACATCCTAATAAGTTTACGCTATCTTTTGGGCGTATTCCTAATATGCAATTTTTTTGCCAAGGCGTATCTATACCTGGAGTTTCTTTATCAGAAGCAGTAAGAAATACACCATTTGTTGACTTATATTCACCGGGCGAAAAAATAATTTATGATTTACTAAATGTTACCTTCATTATAGATGAAGAACTTAAATCATGGTTGGAAATACACGATTGGGTTCGTGCAATGACATTTCCTTCTGAATTTGAAGAATATGTAAGATTGGGTAAACTATCAAAAGGCGTCAGTGGCGGTTCAACAAAAACTCCGCAGTATTCGGATGCATCTATCACACTATATTCATCATCTAATACACCTTATTATAGATTTAAATTTGTTGATTGTTTTCCAATTTCATTATCCACCTTTGTCGTTTCTGCATCAGATAGTCCTGAAAACATAATGACAGCAGATGCTACTTTCAGATATGCATATTACGATATCGAAAAGCTGTTTTAATAGGTAATAATAAATTTTTAAGTTGCAATAATTATTGATGTGTGTTATACTCCATCAAAGGAGATATTCTATGAATGATTTACAAAATGTTTTAGATATGTGGAAAAAAGATTCTGTTGTAGATAGAACAGAACCTGGTCGTGAATTGATTAATATACCTATACTGCATAGCAAATATCTGACTATTCTATCTAATAATAGAAAACTTTCAAAGAATGAAGAATTCAATTTCAATAAACTGAAACGCTTGAAGTGGGAATATTATACAGGTAAGATGGACCAAAAATCACTTGAACAAAATGGTTGGCAACCGTTCCCTTATATACTTAAAGCAGATGTTTCAATATACATGGAAAGCGATGAAGATTTGTTTGAATGTAAAAAGAAAAAAGAAATGCATGATGAAATTGTTGATGTTTGCATGAGCGTATTAAAAGAATTAAATTCAAGAACCTTCCAATTGAAGGACTTTATAGCATGGGAAAGATTTGTCGGTGGAAATTGATTTAAAACTTCATAAGTTAAATGAAGCGTATATAAAATTTGAGTGTGAGAAACATATTGCACAAGAATTATCAATCTACTTTGAATTTTATGTTCCTGGATTTCAATTCACACCAGCGTTTAAGAAAAAACTGTGGGATGGTAAAATAAGACTTGCTGACCTAAGAACATTCACGATATATCACGGTCTTGTTCCTTACATACAAAAATTCTGCGAAGAACGTAATTACACTTTAGAAATAGACTCAGATATAACCGTAACACAAGAATTTTCAGTAAAAGAAGCAGTTGATTTTATATCAACACTAAATTTACCTAAAGAATTAGAAGTCCGTGATTATCAATTAAAATCGTTTCTTCAATCAATCAGAAACAAAAGATTGATGCTATTATCACCAACAGCATCAGGTAAATCTCTATTTTTATATCTTGTTGTCAGATACCTACAGACAACAACAAAAAAAGGTATACTTGTAGTTCCAACTACATCTCTTTGTTATCAAATGTTTAATGACTTCGGGGATTACTCAAAAAATGATAAAGATTTCAATGTTGATGATGAAATATCAATAATAATGGCAGGAAAAGATAAAAATCCAAAGGTGGATAGAATAAAAGTAACCTTAGAGAATAATGAAGTTTGTTATTTTAAGCCTAATCAACAATTAAAAACAAAAAGAGGTACAATATTGGCTAAAAATTTATCAATTGAAGATGAATTATTATAAATATGAAAATTAAAAAAATAGAAAATATACAAATACCATCACCTTTTATCATATCCACCTGGCAATCAATTTACAAAAACTCACCTGAATATTTTGAGCAGTTTGATTTCGTTTTAGGAGATGAAGCCCATTTATTTAAAGCTAAATCATTAACAACAATCATGACAGGACTTGTTAATGCTGCATATCGGATTGGTTGCACAGGTACACTAGATGGAACAAACACTCACAAATTAGTTTTAGAAGGTCTTTTTGGACATGTGTATAAGGCAACAACAACAAAAGAATTGATGGATAACAAATATCTGGCTGCATTCAAAATCAAATGTCTCATATTAAAATATCCAGAAGAAATTTGTAAACTAGCAAGAAAAGAAAGTTGGGAATATAAAACAGAAATTGATTATATTGTTTCTAATCCACATAGAAATAGATTCATTAAAAATTTAGCATTATCACTAAACGGCAATTCACTTATATTATTCCAGTTTGTTGAGAAACATGGTAGAGTTCTATTTGATTTAATCAATGATGAAAAGGGTAAAAGAAAAGTCTTTTTTGTTTTTGGTGGCACAGATGTTGAAATACGCGAATCTATTCGTGAGATAACAGAAAAGGAAAAAGATGCTATTATCATTGCATCATATGGAACATTTTCAACAGGTATTAATATCAAGAATCTCCATAATGTTGTTTTTGCTTCACCATCAAAATCGAGAATCAGAAATCTTCAATCAATTGGTAGAGGTCTTAGAATAGGTGATAATAAAGATGAAGCTACATTATATGATATATCAGATGATTTGAGAATAGGTAAATATACCAACTTTACATTGAAACATTTCATTGAACGTGTTAAAATATACGAAGAAGAAAAGTTTGAATACAAATTTTACGAAATAGGATTAAAACTATGAATCAAGTTGTATTAATCAGAATGCAAAGTGGTGAAGATATTATTGCTAACTATAAGCAAAATGATGATAAAGAAACTATAATGGTTCATGAGCCTATGACAGTTTTGATGAAAAGGTCTCCTGAAGGTAAAAATATAATGATGATGATACCTTGGTTGCCAATCGAATTGTTAAAGAACAATCAAGCATGTATATATAATGATGATGTTCTTTTTATTGTAGAACTAAAAGATTCTCTTATTGAATTCTATAATAAAACTATTATTGATTTGTATGAGCAGATAGATGCTGCACCACCATCTGATGATGAATATGATTATCAGATGTTTGATGATGAATTGGATAATGAGGACATTAGTGACTTTGATGAATCAATACTCTTTCAGTCTCAACCTAAAGCTAATAAATTGATTCATTGAAAGGCGACACAGCATTATATCGCACTGGTATATGCCTGTCAATAGAAAAAGAAGGTAAATAATGAGTAAAAAAGCACACTATGTAAACAACACAGATTTTTTAAATGCGTTGGTAGACTATCATGAAAGATGTTCAGAAGCAAAAAAACAAAATAAACTGGAGCCATCAATACCTAATTATATTGGCGAATGTTTTATGAAGATTGCCGAACATCTAGCAAGAAAACCAAACTTTGTAATGTATTCCTTCAAAGAGGAAATGATAGGTGACGCAATAGAAAACTGTATTCTGTATTTCAGAAATTTTGACCCAAACAAATCTAAAAATCCATTTGCTTATTTTACCCAAATAATATATTTTGCATTTCTTAGGAGAATTGCCCGCGAGAAAAAACAATTATATGTAAAATATAAAGCAACAGAACAGTGTGGCATTCTCGGTGAAGATGCACTTTACGAGGATGAGAATGGAAACATTAAACCTTTTGCAATGTATGATAATATATCAGAGTTCATTCATACATTTGAAGAAACTAAAAAGTCTAAGAAAAAGAAAAAAGGTATCACGAAAGGTATCGAAAATTTTATTGAAACAAATGTTCAACAACTAGACGAAATTTGAGGTGATTATGAGAGTAGGATTTACTTGCAGCGCATTTGATTTACTTCACGCTGGGCATATTCTTATGCTTGAGGAAGCAAAAACAAAATGTGATTATTTGATTGTGGGTCTCCAAACTGACCCAACAATTGATAGACCAGACACTAAGAACAAACCCATACAATCGGTAGTTGAACGGTACATTCAGCTTAAAGCGGTAAAGTATGTTGATGAAATTGTACCGTATTCTAGCGAAAATGACCTAAAAGAAATCTTGCAATCCTTCCCGATTAATGTTAGAATCATTGGTGAGGAATACAAAAATCAAGACTTTACAGGTAAAGATATTTGCAATTCCCGTGGCATTGATATAGTTTTTAATCGTCGTGACCACCATTTTAGTAGTAGTGAACTACGCACAAGAACATATGTGCGTGAATATGTGAAAAGAGAACCCAATGCGGATAGCCATAATAAATGACACCCACGCCGGAGCCAGAGGTGACAGTTCAATATTTAATGAATTCTTTTTCAAGTTTTGGGAAAATATATTCTTTCCATACTTGAAAGAGAATAACATCCAACAGGTTTGTCATTTAGGTGATGTTGTTGATAGGCGGAAGTTTATTAACTATGTTACCCTGAATTCTTGGAGAAAAAGATTCTTCGACGTTTTAGCGGACAACAATATAAAAATGGATGTAATTGTAGGTAATCATGATGTTACCTATAAAAACACAAACGAAATTAATTCGATGCAGGAATTATTCGACCATTACAAAAACATAAATGTTTTCATTAATCCTGTTGAACGTGAATATGATGGAACTAAAGTATGCCTAGTTCCTTGGATTAATTCCAGCAACTATGATTCAACACTACAATTCTTGAATGAAACAAAGAGTGAAATTGTTTTTGGTCACTTTGAAATTTCCGGTTTTGAAATGGATAGAGGCAATATTTGTCATGAAGGTATGGATGTCAAACTATTTGAGAAGTTTGATACCGTTCTATCAGGTCACTTTCACCATAAATCTACACAAGGTAACATCACATATTTAGGTAATCAATATGAAATTACCTGGGCAGATTATGGTGATAAGCGAGGATTCCATGTGTTTGATACAGAAACCCGTGAAATTGAATTCATTGAAAATCCATACCATATATTTCATAAAATAAATTATGATGACGTTTCACAAGACTTTGAATACTGGAAAAAGTATGACTACTCTGCTTTAAAAGAAACTTACATAAAAATAGTGGTAATCAATAAGCAGAATCCATATTTGTTTGATACTGTGTTAGAGAATCTTTACCGAATTGGTGCATCTGATATTTCTATTGTTGAAGATTTTACCGAAACAGATATCACTGATGATGATGAAATTATCAATCAGGCAGAAGATACAATGACAATTCTGAACAAGTATATTGATGGGTTGACATTGCCCGTTAAATCTGATAAGCTGAAAGTGTTAATGAAAACGTTATATGTGGAATCAATGGAGAAAATGGAATGAGGGTTAAGATTCGTGATATAGGAGGAGAAGTTGTAAAAGATACAGATGTTTACCTGCTTAAGGACAATAAGTTCCTGAAAAATATGATTTTGAGTAGCACAACATTACATAAGTTCCAATCAACACGTGGACATAAACATGAAGGTCAGGAAGAAATCTATATGTTTATTTCAGGTTTAGGTAGTATTGAAATTGGTAAACAAGAATTTAGCGTTTCACCTGGTGATATTTTCTTTATACCTGACGGTGAATTCCATCGCGTCCATAATAATTATAATGAAGATTTGTATTTCGTTTGTGTGTTTGATGGAAAAAGAAACCACTAATGCTTTACTTTAAAAAACTTAAATGGAAGAACTTCCTAAGCACAGGCAATTATTTCCAAGAAATTTTTCTGAATAAATCATCAAACACCCTGATTGTAGGAGCAAACGGTTCAGGCAAATCTACTATGCTTGATGCAGTATGTTTTGTTCTTTTCGGTAAAGCATTTCGTAATATCAATAAACCACAATTAGTCAACAGTATCAATTTAAAGGACTGTTTGGTTGAATGTGAGTTTTCTATTGGCAAAAAAGAATATCGTATCGTCAGAGGTATTAAGCCTGCTGTTTTTGAGATTTATTGTAACAATGAACTGTTAAATCAAGATGCTGCAATCCGTGATTATCAGGATTATCTTGAGAAGTTCATATTGAAATTGAACTACAAATCATTTACCCAGATTGTTATTTTGGGTTCTGCTTCATTCGTTCCTTTCATGCAATTGTCCGCAGCAGACCGTAGAGCAATTATTGAAGATTTGCTTGACATTCAAATATTTTCAACGATGAACACTGTCTTGAAAGACAAGGTACAATTGAATAAAGAAAATGTATCTTCAAACAAGCAGAGTATTGAAATGAAGTCTGCAACAATTGATTTACAGCAATCACATATCGACAAACTAAAACAGAATGATGAAGAATATGTCACACGGTACGAAAACGAAATAAAGATACATGAAGATAATATTGGAAAGATAAATGCGAACACTAGCACTCTGACAGCAGAAATCAATGCTGTTATATCAGAAATCTCTGATAAAATGAATCTTGAAAACAATCTTAAATCTGTTACCAAACTTGAGTCACAGATAGAGAATAACATTTCAAAATTCAAGAAAGACATTGTGTTCTTCCAGAATAATGATGATTGTCCAACATGCAGACAAGAAATGCAAGCTGCATTTAAGAATCATCAAATAGAATCTCTTGATAAAAAGGTAGCTGAATCACAGCAAGGATTAAGTAAACTGGAATCCAATATATTGGAATTTCAAAACAAACTTAACAAGATATATGAGAAGCAAAAAACATTGCAGGGTCTCCAAATCAATGTTGCAACCAACTCAACCTCTATTCAAGAAACAAAAAAGTTTATTGATAAGTTGGGTAAACAGATTGACGAACTGCGTAAAAACAAAACAGGTTTAGAATCAGAGATAACTAAGTTAAATGAAATGAAGCAACACCTTGTTATCCTCGAGGAACATAGAAAATCGTTGATAGATGATAAGGTATATCTTGATTCTGCGTCGATACTACTTAAAGATACAGGAATAAAAACCAAAATCATCAAGCAATATTTGCCTATCATAAACAAGGTAGTCAACAAATATCTGGCTTCATTTGATTTTTTTGTGAATTTTAATTTAGATGAATCATTTAAGGAGACAATAAAATCCAGGCATCGTGATGAATTTAGTTATGCATCCTTCAGTGAAGGTGAGAAACAGCGTATCGACATGGCGTTGATGCTCACTTGGAGAACTATTGCTAAATTAAAAAATTCAACAAACACCAATATATTAATCCTTGACGAAGTATTTGATTCAAGTCTTGATACAAATGGAACAGAGTATTTGATGAACATATTACATCTGTTAGAAGATGTGAATCTATTTGTTATCAGTCATAAAGGTGATATATTGCAAGATAAGTTTAGGTCAATAATTAAATTTGAGAAGGTCAACAACTTTAGTAGGATATCAAAATGAGTGAATTAGTTATTAATACAGAGAATAGTGTTATACAGAAAGTCAATGATGAAGTGGTACCGTTTGTGTTGGTTAAAGATGATGATTCTATACTTCACAATCAAATCCCAGAGTATATTGTAGAGAGTTTGCCTAATCCTATAATGTCAAAACTGATAGCACGATTGAAAATGACCATGCAGATAAATGGTGGCATAGGACTGTCTGCTAATCAGTGTGGTGTTAATGAAAGAGTTTTCATTATAGGTAATGAATTTTTTCAAATGGCATGTATTAACCCTAAAATTATAAATTTTAGTGGTAATGATAAAAGAAAAAGAGAAGGTTGTCTTTCCTATCCTGGTTTATATTTGAATATACCAAGACATGATTCAGTAGAGGTTGAATATTATACTGAATCTGGTGAGAAAAAAACACATACCTTTGATGGCTTAACTGCACAGATTTTCCAACATGAAATGGAACATATGGAAGGAAAAACATTTACCGCACATGTTGGTCCTTTTGCGTTAAAATTAGCAAGAGAACGTCAGACTAAGTTATTCAAGAAAATTGCTAAGAGGGTAAGAAAATCATGAGTAGTAAAAATCGCAATATGAACGTAGAAGAATCTACCGAATATGATAATTTTGTAGGTAAAAAGAATGATGATGATAAGCCCAAGTCAGTGTTCACATTCATGGGTATTGAAGAACCAGACCCAGAAAAAAACTTGAAAGAATGGGAAAAACACTGGCATGGTATGCCTGAGTTTCATCAGGAAGATAAACAAGCTGTTAGAAAACTAATCATCAATTTTAGAACCGACGAGGAATTTAAAAAGTTTTCTGAGTTGTATAAGAAACACATGGATGATAATTTGGAAATCAGCGACAAGACAAAAAGTTTCTGGTATCCAAAGAGAGAGAAAGAAAATATGTCTGTTCTGCGGTGGATTGAGGAATAATAATGACTAATCCTCGTTATCCTGTTTACATCATATCAAAAGGTCGTCATGAATCTATGTTGACCTCTCGCTCACTTTCACGAATGAAAGTGCCACATTCTATTGCTATTGAGCCACAGGATAAAGATGCATATGAAAAAGCACTTGATACATTTAAAATTCGTCCTTATGTTACTCTACTGATACTGCCTTTCAGTAATCATGGAGATGGACCCGGTAGAGCAAGAAATTGGTGTTGGGACCATTCAATCTCAGTAGGTGCGAAGAAACATTGGGTATTAGATGATAACATAGATGATTTCTATAGATTGCATAAGAATAAAAGAATTCGTGTTGGCTCTGGTGCTATATTTCGTGCAGCAGAAGATTTCGTTGATAGGTATGAAAATATTCCTATCTCTGGTTTTCAATACAGATTTTTCATAGCACCAGATAGTAAGTATCCACCATTTGTTACGAACACACGAATATATTCTTGTCTTTTGATTGACAATGAGTGCAAACACAAGTGGCGTGGTAGATACAACGAAGATACTGATATTTGCCTTCGTGTATTGAAAGATGGTGATTGCACTGTTCAATTCAATGCATTCTTGCAGGGAAAAGCAGCAACACAGACATTAAAGGGTGGTAATACCGAAGAATTCTACCATAAAGAATTTGGTGATGATAAAGAAAAATGGCGTGATGGTAAATTGAATTCATCTGGTACAGTCAAGAAATCTCAGATGCTATATGATATGCATCCTGATGTGACCAAGATTGTGTTTAGGTATGGACGCTGGCACCACTTTGTTGATTACACTCCATTCAAGTCTAACAAACTCAGACTTAAAAAGAATGCTTTTGTTCCAACTGGTGTAAACAATTATGGTATGAAACTAATCACAGATTATAATAATGACAATTCTCAGTAAAGTAACCGATAGTGACTTAAAAGAATTCTTGAAAAACTGTTCAGAGTATGTGCCACTTGATGTTGATAGGGCATTTTTCATCACGAAAAATTTTATAAAGAGACATAGAGGAATAGTTATTCCTGAATGTGATATAATTGAAGTCTTGGGTATAGAGAAACGATGGTATGAATCTCTTGATAAAAAACAGCCAGATTATTCTGTTTACTCTGACCCATATTATTTTTGTGAAGTTTGGTTATGTTGGATGAATTATTCTAGAAGATACATTCGTGATATATCAAATAAAAAATCTCTTTTCACTAAAAGTATTATTGATGATATGGAAAACGTCAATACTATACTTGATGTTGGTTGTGGTTTTGCATATACTACTGTTGCCCTTAAAGAATTATTTCCAAGTGCAACAGTTTATGGAACAAATATAAAAGACACACCTCAGTATAAAATAGCGAAACGATTTGAACAAACAGAAGGAATAAAAATTGTTGATGATTTACCAACTACCGAAGTTGATTTATTATTCGCATCAGAATATTTTGAACACTTTCAAAGTCCTATAAGTCACCTACGTGAGTTACTACTTAAATATAATCCGAGACACCTCATTATAGCAAATACCTTTAATGGAAAAGCAATCGGTCATTTTAATGAGTATGAGTTTAATGGTGATTATTATGATGGTAAACAAATGAGTAAAATGTTCAATGCTCTGTTACGAGTTAATGGATATATCAGTGTGGAAACAAACTGCTGGAATAATAGGCCAACATATTGGAAAAAGAATAAATCAGCTAATATAGCACTCATAGAAAAATTCTTTTAAATCAATAACTTAGCAGCTATTGACATATGGTGAATATGTTGCTATAATAGCACTTCACAATTGATAATTTATATTATGTCTAACTATACTATTGCGTCAAAAAATCAATTGGCTAAACTCTTAGCCACTGAAAATCTTACTATTGAGCATAAGCAGGTAAGCACCGCGAGTTTTGATATGAAGTCTCGGGTTCTTACCTGTCCCATTTGGAAAGATATGACCAGCGAACTTTATGACCTTTTCATGGGTCATGAAGTTGGTCATGCACTTGATACGCCACTTGAAGGTTGGCATGATAGTGTTTCCACTAAAGGTGCAAACTACAAACACTTCCTTAACGTAGTTGAGGATGCACGGATTGAAAAGAAAATCAAGCGCCGTTATCCTGGTATCAAACGGTCATTTATTACAGCATATAATCGACTGTGTGATGATGGTTTCTTTGGTCAAATGTTTAACATCAATAAAATGTCGTTGATTGATAAAATCAACATTCACTTTAAATGTGGCATTTCCGCAGGCGTCAATTTCACAGATGATGAAATGGTATTTGTGAATCGCATTGAAAACTGTGAAGTGTGGAGTGATGTTGTTTCTATTACTGACGATTTGTTTGCCTACTGTAAAGGTGAACAGAAAAAGATGAAGGAAGACCAGGAACAGAAATGGGTTAAAGTCCCAAGTGCCGAACCAGGTGATGCTGAATCTGATTTTGAAGATGAAGAATCCGAAGATGGAGCTGATGGTGATGCTGATGGTGAAGCTGGCGATGAATCCGAAGATGAAGCTGACGATGAAGAATCGGGTGATATTAATCATGAAAAAGAATCTGCGGATTCTGACAGTGACCAATTTGAGCCTGAGTGTAAGACCGATAAAGAGTTTCGTAAAAATGAACTTTCTCTGCTTGATGAAAAATGTTTGCCTTATTACTACATCAAACTTCCTCAAGTGAATTTGGAACATGTTATTACGCCTCAGTTCCGTGTTCATGACTTGATGAATGACCATTTCAGAAGTAGAAATAAAACAAATAAAGCGGAAGAACTGAAAAAATTCAAACAAAAGAATGATAATTACGTCAATCTTATGGTAAAAGAATTTGAAATGCGTAAGGCCGCGTCTGCGTATTCAAAGCGTAAAGTCTCTGCAACAGGCGATATTGATATCAATAAGATTTACAAGTATCAATTAGAAGATACCATCTTTCGTAAGATTACCAAAGTGCCTAAGGGTAAATCACATGGTCTTGTGCTGTTGCTTGACCGTTCTGGCAGCATGAGTCATAATTTCAACGGTGCTATCGAACAAATTATGGTTCTTGCGATGTTTTGTCGTAAAGTGAATATTCCTTTTGTTGTGTATGGTTTTGGTAATTGCACACGTGGTCGCGCTTTAGATTTTCCTGGTGAAACTGGTCGTAAATCTTTTCCCATTGAAGAAGGTGCACTGGCTATGACTGATGTTTCTTTGCGAGAATATCTCAATTCTGAAATGCGTAATTCAGAGTTTATCAATGCAATGGGTAACCTTGCCCTACTTAAGGGTAAATATGAATCTCATTATGAAATTCCTCCTTCTGAAGGATTGTCGAACACTCCGCTGACTCAAGCGATAATTGCATTGAAACCTATTGTTGAAAAATTCCGCAATACTAGAAAACTTGATATCGTTAACCTGGCAATTGTGCATGATGGCGATGCTGATTATTGCAATCGGTTCATATCTAATAATGTATCAATTGCTATGTCTCGGGAACAAGGTAATTATTATCTTGTAGATAAGAAACATAAAATCAATGAGTATATTGATTTTACCCTCCATGGTAATGATGCTATTCGCACATCAATTTTTAATTGGTTCACTAAAACGACAGGTGTTAAAGTGTTTGGTTTCTTTATTGTGCCTGATTCGGCTGGTCGAATTAAAACTGAAATCGTAAGGCGCTACTATGTTAATGGCGTGAAATATTCAAAAATTCATTCCAAAAACAGATGGGATGAATACCGAATTCGTAGTATACCCGAAACTGACATTCTGCGTCAAAAAATGCGGGCAGATAAGGTTCTTGTTTCAAGTAATCCTGGTTATGCCAAGTTTTTCTTTATTCTTGGTGGTAAATCACTTGAAACAAACTTTGATGAAATGGTTGTCGAAGATGGTGCATCAGTGCGTAAACTGAAAAGTGCATTTACCAAGATGTATACCAAGCGAAAAAGTAATCGCGTTCTGGTTAATCAGTTTATTGGTGATATTGCTGTATAAGTTATTGTTTTTATTGAGAAATATGCTATTGACATTTGCGTGTTAATGGTGTATAATAGTAGTATATAATGTAAATGGAGATGTTTTTATATCATGCGTAAGCCGAATCTTGAAGTTCGTTCTAAGTTTCTGGAAGCAGTCAAACAATTTGGTAAAGATACCCTGACTGTCGAAGATATTAATGTCATTTGTAAGAACCTGAAAATTAAGTTTCCTCAGTGGTTCACCAAAGACCCTGAGAATCGTGCTGGTCGTGGCAAGTATTTTGTTCGTGGTGCTGTTGTAAAATCTGCACCCATTGAAAGTGTGGCGATGGCAGCACAAATTATTCCTATGGCTAAAAAACATATTTCAAGTGTTGAAACTGATATCGAAATTAATGATATCGTTCCAAAAGTATATAAGAACTATGTGCCCTTTGGTAATTTTGATGATGTTCTTGCTATCATAGAATCTAAAGTATTCTATCCGATTCTGATTACTGGTCACTCTGGTAATGGTAAAACAATGTCTGTTGAACAGGCATGTGCAAAAGCCAAACGCAAATTTATCTGTGTATCAATGACACCTGATACCGATGAAGGTGACCTTCTGGGTAACTTCGTGCTTATCAATGGCGAAATGGTGTGGCGTGATGGTCCTGTGACTGTTGCGGCGCGGCTGGGTGCAGTTCTGTGTATTGACGAAATCGACTATGGTTCACAAAATCTTTCTACTCTGCAACGGGTGCTTGAGGGTAAGCCTTTTCTGTTGAAGAAAAAGAATGAAATTGTTTATCCTACCGAAGGTTTTACGATTGTCGCAACTGCTAACACCAAAGGTAAGGGCAGCGAAGATGGTCGCTATATGTTCACCAACATTCTGAATGAAGCGTTCCTTGAACGTTTTCTGAATACGATGGAACAAACTTGGCCTCCTGTTGCTATCGAAAAGAAAATCATTACCAAAGAACTTGAATCTGTTGGTAAAGGTGATAGTGAGTTTGCTGAAAAACTTGTGTCATGGGCAGATGTTATTCGCAAAACGTTTGAGGAAGATGCTGCTGACGAGGTTATTTCTACCCGCCGTTTGGTTCACATCGTTAAAACGTATGGTGTGTTTGGTGATAAGAAAAAAGCAATTCAACTGTGTTTGAACCGCTTTAATGAAGATACGAAAGTTTCTTTCCTTGACCTCTACACTAAGATTGATTCTGGTGTTGATGCCGCACAGCCTGACGCTGCTGGTCGCCCTGTTGCGGGTGAGATTCCGTTCTAAAGGTAATCGTAGTAACAAAGTGCATGTTTGCCTTGAATATGGTTGACATGCACTTATTTTTATAGTATTATATAAACACTCGGCAGAAAGTATCGCCTTCCGAGCAATTGAATTGAGCGATACAAATTAAATGAGGTTATTATGACTAAATCACAAAAAGAACGTCTAGTTAAATTTTTCCAATCTGGACGCGATATCACAGAACGTCAAGCCGGACATCAATTCGGTATCAGCAATCTTTCCGCTGTTATTTCTAAACTTCGTGCAGAAGGTTACAGCATTTACACTAATGTTTTGAAAACACGCAATGGTGAGACCACAGCATATCGTCTTGGTAAACCTAATCGTGCTATGGTTGCTGCTGCATATCAGGCTCTTGGTTCAAAAGCATTTGCCTAATTTGTAGTCTAATCTATAGAGGTGACACATATATAATTGTGTCGCCTCTTTTTTATGGATAATTTATGGAAATAAAAGTTAAAATTGATGAATTAAAGAAAAACAAAATCTTCATTGCAACACCTATGTATGGTGGCATGTCACACGGCATGTATATGAAATCATGTCTTGACTTGCAAATGCTTATGGCGAATTATGGCGTGGAAACAAAGTTCTCATTTCTGTTCAATGAATCACTAATTACTCGCGCACGTAATTATCTTACTGATGAATTTCTCCGTTCTGATAGCACACACCTATTATTCATTGACTCGGACATTCATTATAACCCACAAGATGTTATTGCACTCCTTGCTTTAGATAAAGATGTTATTGGTGCACCCTATCCCAAAAAGTCTATCAACTGGAATAATATCGCAAAGGCAGCAAGAACTAATCCCAATTTACCTGCTAATGAACTTGAGAATCTGGTAGGTGATTATGTATTCAATGTGGTAAAAGGCACACAGCAATTTTCTGTTACTGAACCTCTTGAAGTATTAGAAATTGGTACTGGCTTCATGTTGATTAAGCGGGAAGTATTTGTGAAGATGGAAAAGGCTTATCCGCAATTGAGATATAAACCTGACCATGTCGGGCAGAAAAACTTTGATGGTTCTCGCTATATCCATGCATACTTTGATACCATCATTGATACGATTGATAGTGCAACAGGTGGTGGTTCTGATAGATATCTTTCAGAAGATTACATGTTCTGTCAACTATGGCGTAAAATTCAAGGTAAAATCTATCTGTGTCCTTGGATGAAAACACAACATATTGGCACATATCCCTTTACAGGTAATCTACCTAAGATTGCTGAATTGACCGGTTCACTATGATTGTTGGTCTAATAGGATTTATCGGCAGTGGAAAAGGCACTGTCGGTGAATTATTTGTTGATAAGGGTTTTCATAAAGATAGTTTTGCTGCACCATTAAAAGATGCATGTTCAGTTATCTTTGGATGGCCTCGTGAATTACTTGAGGGTGATACAGAACTATCAAGAAAATGGCGTGAAGAACCTGATGCGTTTTGGTCTGAGAGATTCAGTGAACCATTTTCACCAAGACTAGCATTACAGTTAATGGGAACCGAAGCAGGTAGAAATGTTTTTCATCCTGATATATGGGTAGTTTCACTATTGAATCGTGCAAAGGGTCGTGATATAGTAGTTACTGATGTTCGGTTCAAGAATGAAGTAAAGCATATACAAGATAATGGCGGTATCATTATCCGTGTTAAACGTGGTGAGGACCCAGTTTGGTTTAATGACTTCGTTAATTACAATCAGCACCCAACAATGTATTCATATCCTAATGTGGACATTCATACCTCAGAAACAGATTGGATTGGTTGTTGGCATGATTATCTAATTGAAAACAACGGAACGTTAGCAGACCTAGGTAATAAAGTAGATGATGTATTGAAATGTATCAAATAGTTTGATATAATTAATTTTTAATTGAGAGTATATAATGAAATTTTCACAAAAAACAATTGACGTATTGAAGAACTTTTCTCTTTTTAATCCTGGTATTTTTATTAAACCGGGTAGTGTCATTCGCACGATTGGTAACGATAAAGATATTGTTGCTGAATATGTGTGTGAAGAAAAGTTTGATAGGAAATTTGGCATCTATGATTTGACAAGTTTGCTTTCAGTTTTGTCTTTACAAAAAGATATTCCTGAGATTGAGATTGGCGATACAGCAATGAAAATCACTAATCTTTCTGGTAGAAATACCATCAACTATAGATTCACTACAGAAGAAATGATTGTTCTACCACCAGAAAAGAATGTTCAGATGCCAGAATCAGATATTAAATTTGAACTCAGTGCTGACGACCTTGAAGTTATCAAGAGGTCAGTAAATATCCTTTCATCTCCTAATATTGGTATTCTTTCTGATGGAGAGAAAGTCTATGCAAAATGTTTCGATGTTAAGACTGATTCTGCATCAACAAGTGAACTTGAACTTGGTGATGGAGATGGTTCAACATACAACATGATTTTTAAAGAGCAAGCATGGAAGATTATTCCTGGCAATTACGAAATTAGTATTTCAACCAAGGGTATCTCACACTTCAAAAATAAAGATATCAATCTACAGTATTGGATAACAACCCAGCCCGGTTCAACGTATAGTTCTAAGTAATTTTTTTATTTTATTATGGAGTTTGTGAATGGAACATTTCTTGTGGGTAGAAGCATATCGTCCAAAAACGATTGAAGATTGCATACTTCCTGATAGGCTGAAAAAGCCTTTTCAGGAATATGTTAATCAAAAGACTATACCTAATCTGTTGCTTTCTGGTGGTGCTGGTGTTGGTAAAACTACTGTTGCTAAGGCAATGTGTGAACAGGTTGATTGCGATTATCTAGTAATTAACGGCTCAGATGAATCTGGTATTGATACGTTTCGTACCAAGATAAAGTCATATGCTTCCACTATGTCATTGAAGGGAGGCCGTAAGGTTATCATCATTGATGAGGCTGATTATCTGAATCCTAATTCGACGCAGCCTGCTCTTAGGAATGCGATTGAAGAATATTCTAAAAACTGTTCTTTCATTTTCACATGTAATTACAAAAACAAAATCATTGAACCTCTACATAGTAGATGTGCAGTAATTGATTTTTCATTAAAGAATGGTGAAAAAGTGAAGATGGCCTCACTGTTCTTTAAACGAGTTCAAGATATACTGACAAAAGAAAAAGTCCAATATAACGATAAGGTTGTTGCTGAACTTATCAACAAACACTTTCCTGATTTTCGGCGTGTGCTAAATGAATTGCAGAGGTTTTCAAAGTTTGGTAACATTGATGCTAATGTTTTAACACAGATAGCGGATGTATCTATTGTTGACATTATCAAACATCTAAGAGAAAAAGACTTCGGTGCTATTAGAAAATGGGTAGCATCAAATACCGTCGATACGGCAACGTTTTATCGTAAGATATATGATAATCTTTATGAGATTCTACAGCCAGCTAGTATTCCACAGGCTGTAGTGATTCTTGCTGATTATCAGTATAAACAGGCGTTTGTTGCTGACTCTGAAATTAATTTGGTAGCATGTCTTACTGAATTGATGGTGAATGTGGAATTTAAATGAGTGGCTGGTTAATCGCTTTAACAGGTCTGATATATGCCTATGTTGCTATTGAGCAGGGTGTAAAAGGTAATATTGGACTTGCTATAGCATATACTGGTTACGCTTTTGCCAACATTGGTCTTTATCTCCTTGCGAAATGAATCATGAGATTTAATAAATTAACTAATGCATTTGATATAGAAATTAAAGATTATACTGATGTGATATATGAAAATATCCGTCAACAGGAATATCATCCTATCACTGTTAGATTTGCTACAGGTAGAGGTTTTAAGACAGATGTTGTGTTGTCGAAAAAAACAGGCATTTATGTTTTATATAAAGATGAACAAGCACTGTATGTGGGCGCAAGTGACTCTTGTATTCATAATAGAATTTCAAGATTCATTTCTGGTGTAAGAGGAACAGAATCGAAAAATGAAACACATTATGCTGCCTATAAATATAGGTCTATTTTTTCGACTAATTTTGATAATTTCAGTTTTAAGTATTTCATTTTGAATGATGCTATGTTATATAAACCACACACAATTTTTGATGTGGAAAATTCTTTAAATGAAGTGATTAAACCACTTTTCAATAAAGAGAATTATAAATCATATAGATTTTTTGAAATGTCTGATTTCAAATGCAATTATGATTGCACGATAGATAAAGTTGGCATAAGGAAAATGGCATGAACCCATTTGACTTTGTAAATGATATCCTTCAAGGCAAGAAAAATCTGATTGTTGATGACCAAACTGAGAAGGAATATCAACCATTTCTTATAAATCGCAGTCTTTCCTATCATATGGACTGTATCATATATGCAAATGAAATGAATCGTAGGCACCACTTAGACAAAAAAATGCAAAATGATTTTTTGCTAAATAGCATTAGGTCAAGAAAAAGACCATTTGCTAAGTGGATTAAGCCAGTTAAAAATGATGATTTAGAATGCATAAAGATATATTATGGATTCTCAGACATTAGAGCCCGTGAAGTCCTCAATCTACTGAGTGAAGAACAAATAGAACAATTAAAAGAAAAAACCGATATAGGTGGATTGAGGAAATGATATGGACAACTTATCACATTTTATTGAGATTACGTTAGAGAATCCTGATGATTTTTTGAAGGTAAAAGAGACATTAACAAGAATCGGAGTATCTTCTCGTAAAGAACGAACGCTATATCAATCGTGCCACATTTTGCATAAACAGGGTCTTTATTACGTAGTTCATTTCAAAGAGATGTTTTTATTAGATGGTAAGCCAGCTAATATCTCAGAAGATGATATTCAACGAAGAAATTCTATAGCAAAATTATTGCAAGATTGGGGTTTAATTACTATCGTTAATATGAAAAAGATAGAAGAAAACATGGCACCTATACATCAAATAAAAATAATCTCATTCAGAGAAAAAAGTGAATGGGAATTAGTTAGTAAATATAACATGGGTAAACGTAAGTTATAATATGGTAGATAATTATGAAAAACAAAGTAGTGAAACTAGAAAACATTTTTAGTGGTGATATTGTTTTTTGTTTTGATATAAAAGAAACAAAAGATATTGACGGAATTTCATTTATTCGGGTTTTTAAGGAGGAAAATAAGAAAAGAAATTTTCTTGTGAATCGTTCGGCCTTTAAAGTCCTGAATAAATAGAAATGTGACGCCTTCGGGGTCACTAATTTTAACTCGCTTAATTATAAGGAGAATGATATGACAGTAGGACGTATTTCTTTTGAACCATTAGCTTATCGCTCAGTGGGTTTCGACAGCATTTTAGATAATCTTGAATCAATGTTGAAAACTACTCATTCAGTGGATAAGTTTCCCCCACATAATATCATCAAGTTTAATGACAACCAATACGTTATCGAATTGGCTGTTGCAGGATTAAAACAAGATGATATTGATATCACACTTGAAAAAAGTGTATTGACAATCGAATCAAAAGCAAAACTTGAAAGTGAATCGAATGTCCAATATCTCTACAAGGGTATTGGAACACGTGCATTCACTAAGACATTCAAACTAGCTGATTCTGTTGTTGTTTGTGGTGCTGAATTTAAAGATGGTATTCTTCGTGTAGGATTGGAGAATATTATTCCTAAAGAACATAAACCACAAAAAATTGAAATAGGTGACTCTATTTCGTTTCAAAAACCACAACTTTTAAACGAGTGAACCAAGAGGGAGGAAACTCCCTCTTTTAATATGGAGATAGTATGAAAACTGATAAGAACTTTAGGTTGAATCAACCAGCAAAGCGTATGCTTGCACTCATTGACGATAAATCAGATTTTAGCTTTTACAAAAAAATCTTTATCGCAAATCAAATGGAAAAGAATAATATCAAAAAAATGACTACAAAAGCAAAGGCAGCAGAATAATTTATGTATCATAATGACGTTAAAAAATTTATTGACGCATGTGACCAAGTATCATCTGAAAACAACAAAAAGCTGTACCTGAGGTTGATATATGAAGAATTTCAGGAATTCATTGATGCGGTAAATGATAATGATGATGTTGAACAGTTAGATGCTTGCATGGACATGATTTGGGTTATCATCGGTTACTGTTACATGAAACAGTTTGATATTGAGGGTGCATGGGGTGAAGTCACGCGAACTAATCTGGAAAAGATTGATGGAGAAACAGGTAAAGTTATTAAGCGCGATGATGGTAAAATCATGAAACCATCAGACTGGAAAGAACCTGATTTTAAAAAGTATGTGGGTAAAAGTCAATAATTTCTATTGACAAATGAGCAGTCTAAGTATATAATAGTATTTTTAATGAGAGGTGTAAATGGACATTCATAATGTTGCGCTGTGGAAAGTCGCTAAGAAAATCGCTGAGGAAAAGAAACTTCCGAGAGCATATAAGTATGACCTGTATCATCGGGAATTGGACGATATGGTTGAACTGATTGGCTTAGTTGATGACCCAACTTATAATATGGAAGATTTTCGTGGTAGGGAAATGCTTTTCCCTAAAAAATGGGTAACGCTCGATGTTCTTGAGCCTTCTTTTGAGGTGAATCTAAATGATTAAATTTATTACGACTAAAATCGGCATGAACATTATTGCAGACGTAGAAGAACGAACGGTAGACTATGTTATTAAAAAGCCTGCTGTTGTTATGATGCAGCAACAGAATGGCCAACTGTCAGTTGGTTTTAGTCCATTCCTCGAACTATGTGATGAATTTGCGACAGGAATCACAATCAGTAAGAATGATGTAATGACTGTCAATACACCAAACACAGAACTCCAAAATCAATACAACAAACATTTCGGTTCAGGAATCCAAATTGCAACTGTAGATATGTTTAAATAATAATGAGTGACTATTATACCAGTGTTTTGAATGTTGGTAACAACATTCTCTACAGAGGTGTAAAAGACGGTCGGCGCGTAAGGATGAAAATTCCATATGCGCCGACTTTATTTTTGCCCTCTAATAAAAGTACCAATTATAAAACTCTTAATGGTGAGTGTTTAGAGCCTATGAAATTTGCTTCCATGAGAGAAGCAAGAGATTTCGCTAATAGTTATAAGGACGTAAACAATTTCAAGATTTATGGTAACACAAAGTATGAATATGCTTTCATTGCTGATTGTTTTAGTGACGATTTCGATTGGGATTACGACGAGATTCACATAGCGGTAATGGATATCGAGGTTGGTTCTGAGAATGGTTTTCCTGACCCTTATCTTGCAAATGAACCAATTACTTCGATATCAATTAAGTTTCATGTTAAACATAAGACACGTGTATTTGCATGTGGTGATTTCGTAAACAATGATGAAGGCAATGTTGTTTATATCAAATGTAAAGATGAACATGACCTATGTAAAAAGTTTCTTGCTGAATGGATTGATGCTTATCCTGATGCAATCAGTGGATGGAATGTAAAGTTTTTTGATATACCATATATCATCAACAGATTCAGAAAAGTTCTAGGTGAGAATGAAACCAAGAAATTATCTCCATGGAACATAATTAGTGAGCGCGATGTTTTCGTTATGAATTCACCGAAAAAAGCATATGAATTGCTAGGTGTAGCTACACTTGATTATCAAGAACTTTACAAATGGTATGCGCCAGAGGGCAAATCACAAGAATCATATCGCCTTGATAATATCGCTAATGTTGAATTGGGTAGAAAGAAACTGTCATATGATGAATATGATAGTCTGCATCAACTCTATAAAATGAATTTTCAGAAATTTATTGAATATAATATCATAGACTTGGACCTTGTTTTGGGTCTTGATGATAAACTAAAACTTTTTGAGTTAGCCTTGACCATTGCATATGACGCAAAAAGTAATTACACAGATATTTTCATGCAAACAAGATTGTGGGATTCTTTGACGTATTGTTATCTGCTAAAGAAAAACATTGTTGTTCCTCCTATGCAGATAAATGATAAACAATCAGCATTTGAAGGTGCTTATGTTAAATCGCCACAGATAGGTTTACATAAGTGGGTAGCAAGTTTCGACTTGAATTCACTCTATCCTCACTTGATGATGCAATATAATCTGTCACCTGAAACGTTAATTGAACCGGAAGATTATACTGATGCAATGCGTGAAATCATTAGTCAAGGTGTTTCAGTTGAGAAAATGCTTAAATCGGGTGTTGAGTTATCAAAACTAGATGGTGCAACAATAACACCTAATGGTCAATTTTTCAGAACAGATAAAGAGGGGTTTCTTCCTAAATTATTAGATGAAATGTATGAGGATAGAAAAAAGTTCAAAAAGAAAATGATTGAAGCACAAAAAGATTATGAGAAAGCAAAGACTGCGGATGAAAAATATGAACTAAATAAACTTGTTTCTCGGTACAATAATCTACAGCTTGCGAAGAAGGTGGGTCTTAACTCAGCATATGGCGCTTTAGGTTCACAATATTTCAGATTCTATGATTTGAGAATTGCTCTTGCTGTTACACTCGCTGGTCAATTATCAATTCGTTGGATTGAAAATAAATTAAATTCTTTCATGAACAATTTATTGAAAACGGATAAAGACTATGTTATTGCATCGGATACGGATTCAATATATCTTAATTTTGGCCCACTTGTTGATAAAGTTGTCTCGCAGACACAAGATACTGAGAAAACAATCTCGTTCATGGACAAAATCTGTGAAGATAAAATTCAACAGTTTCTTGATGAAAGTTATAAGGAATTGGCTGAATACACTCATGCATACAAACAAAAAATGCAAATGAAGCGTGAAGCACTTGCTAATAAAGGTATCTGGACTGCGAAGAAACGATATATCCTTAATGTTTATAATAATGAGGGTGTTCAATATAGTGTACCGAAGATGAAAGTTATGGGATTGGAGATGGTCAAATCATCAACGCCAGCTTCGATACGCACTAAAATGAAGGGCATTATTCATACGATTTTGAATGGCGACGAAAATGATGTTCAGATGTTTATTAGTAAATTCAAATCAGAATTTAATGGTCTTCCTGTTGAAGAAATTTCATTTCCAAGAGGCGTGAATGGTATCTCTGAATATTCAGATAGAAACACTCTGTATAAAAAAGGAACACCTATCCATGTCAAGGGCGCTATCTTATATAACTATAATCTGAAAAGATTGAAATTAGAAAACAAGTATCCTTTGATTCAAGAGGGTGAAAAGATTAAGTTCACGTATCTGAAACAACCAAATCCATTTAAAGATACTGTCATCTCGTATCCGGTTAGATTGCCTGTTGAATTTGGTCTTACTCAATATATCGACTATGATATGCAATTTGAAAAAACGTTTCTTGCACCAGTGAGTATCATCCTTGACTGTATTGGTTGGAAGTCAGAGAAAGTAAACACACTAGAAAGTTTCTTCGGTTGATTGATAGATGATTTTTCTTACCTTTATAACTGCGATTGCACTATCAGCAATCGCGGCTTTTTATTCTGTCATAGGTTTAACAGAAATCTTTCCTGGCTCATTTTGGCATATCGTCATAATGGGTTCTGTTTTAGAGTGTGCTAAGTTAGTAACAGTTTCATTTCTTTACAATAACTGGAATATTACCGCTAGGATTATGAGGGTATATTTTTTGATGGCAATTTTCATATTAATGATGATTACATCAATGGGTATATTTGGATTCCTCTCAAAAGCACATATTGAAACAAGTTCTGTATCTACTGACAATAGTGTTCAGATAAAAACTATTGAGCAGCAGGAAAAGATACTAAAGGGTCGATTAGATTACTTGCTGAAAAAAGCAGGTGATGATGCAACGAAGATAAGCAGAAATACCGATAAAGATATCAAAGCTGTTCAGCAGGAACTATCTGATTTAAACAAGCAAAAATTACCTCTTTTAAGAGAGGGCAATAAATTGTCGGTAGAAATGGGTCCTATTAAGTATATTGCTGAATTTTTATACGGAAAAACTGATACCGAAATCATAGATAAAGCAGTAAGGATAGTTATCATAATGATTATCATCGTGTTTGACCCATTGGCGGTATTGTTATTGATTGCCTTTAATCAGACATATAATCAACGAAAAAGGGTTGACACCAGTGTATCAAATGGTGTAGAATCATATATAACAGTCGCAAAAAAAGATGTATTTGAAATGAAATAGGAGTTATATTATGGCAATAGGATACAACAAACCTACCGAAGAAAAGTATCATTCGATGCATTATGAAATACCGATACTCCCCAAAAAATTAAGAGGAATTAATATGAGTTTACTTGACAAGATTAAAAAGAATAGCACAATTAAAGACAGTGCTATTTTATCTAAATCAAAGTTCTTTTCAGAAAAAGATATGATTCAGACAGAAGTACCTATGATGAATGTGGCGCTATCTGCCGATTTAGAGGGTGGTCTTACACCTGGTCTTACAATGTTTGCTGGTCCATCAAAGCATTTTAAAACAGCATTCTCACTATTACTTGCTAAATCATATATGCAGAAATATGCCGATGCAGTAATGTTATTCTATGATTCAGAATTTGGTACACCAAAGAAATACTTTGAATCATTTGAAATTGATATGGAACGTGTTATCCATACGCCAATCACAGATATCGAACAATTGAAGTTTGATATCATGCAGCAGTTAAAAGATGTTGAACGTGGTGAGAGGTTGTTTATCGTTATCGACTCTATTGGTAACCTTGCATCTAAAAAAGAAGTTGAAGATGCACTTGATGGAAAATCCGTTGCTGATATGTCACGTGCAAAACAAATCAAGAGTTTGTTCCGTATGATAACACCACATCTAACGATTAAAGATATTCCAATGGTGGTTGTTAATCACACATATAAAGAAATTGGTTTGTATCCAAAAGATATTGTTGGTGGTGGAACAGGTTCTTATTATTCTTCTGACAACATTTTCATTATCGGTCGTCAACAAGATAAAGATGGAACAGAACTTCTTGGGTATAACTTTATTATCAACGTTGAAAAATCTCGTTATGTAAAAGAAAAGTCTAAGATACCCATCACAGTATCATTTGATGGTGGCATGAATAAGTATTCTGGTCTGCTTGATGTTGCACTTGAGGGTGGTTTTGTTATTAAGCCATCAAATGGTTGGTATGCAAAAGTCGATAAGTCAACAGGTGAAACTGGTCCGAAATATCGCCTTGATGCAACACAGACAGCAGAATTCTGGGATGAAATTCTAGCAAACGAAGAATTTAAAACATACATTAGGCAAAAATATGCGATTGCAAATGGAAATATTATGGGAAAAACTGAAGTCTCTGTTCAGGAAGAATAAGACACTAAAAGAAGGTGTTGACTATAAATTCCATCATTTTGAAGATAGCGATTTAAGCGGTATTCACCTTTTACAGGGTGAATATCGTGATGTGATTTATTATTACGTTTATGCTAAGTTTTCGGAATCAGATGGATATCCTAAATTGTCCTACAATTATGAATTTTTTAAGACAGGTAATCTAACGCTTGACCAGTTGATTACTGACGAAAAATTTGATATACTTGTGGGTGATATATTAACAGAACTATTGGTGAATAATGAGACTAGAGCAGACAATCCTGAAGAATCTGATTTATTGTGAGGAATACACACGAAAAGTTTTACCGTTTATTTCAAAACAATACTTCACAGATGGAAATGAAAGACTTCTATTTACTGAAATTGATGCATACGTAAACAAATATAAAAATTTGCCCACATATGAAGCACTGATTATCAATTTCAATGAGAGAAAAGATGTAACAGATGAACAGTTGAGAGGTGTAAATGATATACTGAATGATTTACATCGTTCAAAAGATGAAACAACACCCATCGAATGGTTGGTTGAGCATACTGAAAAGTTCTGTCAAGATAAAGCAATCTTCAATGCTATCATGGAATCAGTTTCCATTCTTGATGATAAATCTAACACTAAGACAAAGGGTCAGATTCCAGAACTTTTATCTACTGCACTTGGTGTTTCATTCGATTCTAATGTGGGTCATGATTATATCAACCAACATGATTCTCGCTATGAATTCTATCATAAGAAAGAGAAGAAAATACCTTTTGACTTAGACTTTTTCAATAAGATAACAAAGGGTGGTGTAACGCCCAAGACACTTAATATTGCGCTTGCAGGTACTGGTGTTGGTAAATCACTGTTCATGTGTCATATGTCAGCATCATGTATCAGTCAGGGTTTTAATGTTTTGTATATCACAATGGAAATGGCAGAGGAACGAATTGCTGAACGTATTGATGCTAACCTATTGAACATATCAATAGATGATTTACATATGATATCCCGTGAAGATTATGATAGAAAATTCAGTGCTATGCGGTCTAAAGTTCAGGGTAAGCTGATTATCAAGGAATATCCTACAGCATCAGCACATTCTGGTCACTTCAGGTCGCTGTTGAATGAGTTGAGACTTAAAAAGAACTTTTATCCTGATATCATTTTTATTGATTATTTGAATATTTGTTGTTCATCACGTATGAAAATAAGTCCATCAGTGAACTCTTATACTTACATCAAAGCTATTGCCGAAGAACTTCGTGGTCTTGCTGTTGAATTCAATGTGCCTATCTTTTCTGCAACACAGACAACACGGAGTGGTTTCAGCAACACAGACCTTGGTCTTGAAGATACCAGTGAATCCTTCGGTCTACCAGCAACGGCAGACTTCATGTTTGCACTGATTTCAAGTGAGGAGTTAGAGCAATTGAACCAGATTATGGTGAAACAGCTTAAAAATCGCTATGGTTCACCCACCATAAACAAGAAATTTGTTATAGGTGTTGACAAATCGAAGATGAAATTGTATGATGTAGAGGCTAATGCACAGAAAATTGTTGATTCAGGACAAATACAAGATGAAACGCCTCTATATGAATCGAATAATCGACATAATTTCAAAGCTAAGTTCGGCGGAATTAAAGTATAAATACTCAACAAAAAGGAGTATTTAAATGGCAGGTTCTGTAAAAATACATGGTTTACTTTACAAATATAATGCATTGAATAAATCATATAAATTGAACTCACCCTCTCCAACAGAGAGAGGTGAACTTGCCGTATTGCAACAGATAAATCAATATATATTTAAAATTAATAAACCTATAACTGTAAAAGTTGGAAAACATATTTTTAAAAACATATATGGCGCCAATAAAGTTGAGGGTACACCTAAAGCTGATATAGCACTGGTAACTTTTGATGAAAGTAAGAAAAAATTTATTGATATTTGTTTTATTTCCCATAAAATGGGAAAAGATGCTGGTTCATTTCAACAATACAGTGGTATAACAGATAAAGCTGATGGTAGAAAATCTGGTTCAATATCAAAAGATAAAACTGTGATTGAATTTCTCAGAACAATTTCAAAAATTCAAAAACTTATTGTTGAAAAAAAAGAAAGATTTTATAGAACTATAAAAGATAAAAAACTTATTGGTAAAGCGGTTTATGGACCAGAATTTGGTTCTCCACAATACAACATAGATAATATTCATGTTATAGGTCAGGGTGATGTGAAATTCACGAAAAGTGGTGATAATCATATATTGGATTTTACTACACATGCTAGTTATAATCCTGATGTTTCTGAATTTATGAAACGAGACTACACGGCAATAATCGCAGCACGATATACGTCAGGAAGAAATTATCAAGTTGATGGTAAAACATATAGTGGCGCCAGAATATTAATATTACCTAAAAAAGTTATAGGTAGTAAAGCGAAAGAAATATAAAAATGAACTTCTCACAATTTTTAATAGAATCAACAGAAGGTAAGAACGTCCACCTGGAGCATATCGAGGATGATGTTCTTAATTTCGGCATTAGAGGCGCAAGAGATTCAATCAATTTCTTACGTTCATTGCGTGATATGCTTGCAGGACATGCAGACACTAAAGTATTCACAACAACAAAATGGGATGGCGCGCCTGCTGTTATATGTGGCATCAATCCAGAGAATGGTAAGTTTTTTGTTGGAACAAAAAGTGTTTTTGCGAAAAACGCAAAGCTGAATTACACCGATGAAGATATTGACAATAATCATCCTTCAGAAGGTTTGAATGATAAACTGAAGATTGCCCTACGCTACTTACCTAAGTTGGGTATTGAAGGTATCCTGCAGGGCGATATGATGTTCACAAATGATGATTTACAGAAGCAAGTCATTGATGGTGAGAGTTATGTCACATTTCAGCCTAATACAATCGTATATGCTGTTCCTGAAGATTCTAAATTAGCTAAAAGTATATCTGTTGCACAAATGGGTATTGTATTTCACACATCATATACAGGTAAATCTATTGAAGATATGAAGTCATCCTTCAATATTGATATAGGTAGATTGAAACCTACAAAGGATGTTTGGTTCAGGGACGCATCATTCATTGATGCATCAGGCACAGCATCATTTACAAAACAAGAAACTATTCAGATTACAGGCATTCTATCTGATGCAGGAAGAATGCTCAATCAGATTAATGCCCTCACGCTTAATCGAATAGCATCAAGTGAAGTATATAAGATACAGATAAAAACATTCAATAACACAAAAGTTCGTGCTGGTGAAGCAATAAAAAATACAGCACAACATACAACACAGCTTATTAAGTGGGTTGAAGATAGAATGAATAAAGAAATACTATCTGCTAAAAAATCTGACACAAAAGAGAAGCGATTGATTGAAAAAAATGAAGTCATGAGGTTCTATCGCCAGAGTGCCGAGCAGATAAAATTGATTCTTGATTTACAGAACAAGATTGTCGAAGCCAAATTAATGATTGTTAATAAGCTAGGTCAACTGAATCAAGTAACAAAAACATTCGTTCGCACTGATGATGGTTATCGCATAACTGCACCAGAAGGTTTTGTTGCTGTATCAAAACTGACTGGTGGAGCGGTAAAATTGGTTGACCGGCTTGAATTTGCCCACGCCAATTTCAATGTTGCAAAACAATGGACTAAGTAATTATATGCGTTGAAGTTTGTTATTTTATAAATAATGTGTAGGAGAAAATATTATGCCTATAATTTACAAGATAACCAATAAAGTAAACAACAAAAGTTATATCGGATATACTAAAAGAACCAATGTTGAACATAGAATTCGTGAACATTTTAGTCCTTCAGTTTTTGAAAAAAGTGATAATCCTTTTTATAAAGCCATAAGGAAATACGGTAAAAACTCATTTAAGTATGAAATTTTGTTTGAAAGTGATAATGAGAGTGAAACACTACAAAAAGAGATAGAGTATATAAAAGAATTCGGTGATTATAATTTACATGAAGGTGGAAATATTCCTCCGAATCAAACAGGAAAAAAATGGAAATTGAGTGACGAAACAAAACATAAAATGAGAAAGCCCAAACCTGCTAGAACTAAAGAACACCAGGATAAATTGTCTGCTGCACTAAAGGGAAAAATTCCTTGGAACAAAGGGAAAAAAGGCGTCCAAGTCAGTCCCTGGAAAGGAAAAAGAGACAGTCCAAGAACACTAAAATGGAAAATCCATATGAATGGTGATACTATTATTACAGAAAATTTAGTGTTATGGTGTGAGAAAAATGGATATAACAAAAATACTGTGAAGGGACATTATTATAACAATAGTTTTCCTTATAAAGATATACAGAAAATAGAAAAGGTAAATAATGCCAGAAATTAAATATGATATCAATAAAATACTTGAAGAATATGATGATTCTCATGACTTCGGTTTTACTGCTGTAGATGAGGAAGAATACACTGATGTTATTGCAGAGAAGGAAGAAACTGTTGAGGAGTATAAGGCAAGGTTGCATCAAGTTGAGAAATTAATTTTGCCTTTTTTGACTAAACTTCTTCAAACAGCAGACCAGCCTATAATTAAATGGCCCAATCGAAGAACAGCACTTGAAACACAAATTCAAAAAATATTAAATTTGACCAGAGGATAACATGTCTCAGATAAAGGAAGACTTAGGCAACATTGGTAAATTATTTTTTAAAGATAATTATAAAAAAGCACTGGATGCATTGAAAGATGTTCTAAAAAGAAAAACCGAAAAGAATCATGATGTTTCATATTATGCCGCAAGAGTAGCAAAGGGATTTAAAGGCGTTGAGCCAAGACTGTTGGCTAAGATGGTAGCAGAAGAAATCAAGTCTGATATACTTCCTCAATCGGGTGCAGGTCAAGAGGGAACAGACACTTTGGTAAACAATTATGTCAAAGATACACCGGGTCAAGTTAATTCAAAGATTGTGAATTTTAAGAGATATATAAAAGATAAGTAATTTTTTAATGGAGTTGTTATGCGTGATTTGATAATTGGTTGTTCAACGAATTATGATTGGTCAAAATTAAAATACTGGATTAATTCGATAAATCAATCCGGGTTTGAGGGTGATAAAGTATTATTTTTGATGAATTGTGATAAAGAGACTGTTGTTAAAGTTGCAGATGCTGGCTTTAAAGTTGTTGGTTTCGGTCAAAATGATAATGGTGACTTAGTTTACAATTCAAGACTTGCTGTTCATGTCGAGAGATTCCTCCACATCTATGATTATTTGAGTGATAAAGATTATAGATTCGTAATCACAACAGATGTTAAAGATGTAGTTTTTCAGAAAAATCCTGTTGAGTATCTTGAAAAGGTATTACTGAATTCAGGAAAACAGTGTATATTTTCATCTGAGAGTATGCTGTATGAGGATGAACCATGGGGTAATCAGAATCTCCTTGAGACATATGGTCCATACATTCACAATAAATTTAAAGATAAAGAAATCTATAATGTAGGTGTTCTTGCTGGCAGAGGACATGCCATACGCGATTTGTGTATTAATATCTTTACTGCTGCAATCAATCGTCCTATTCCTATTTGCGACCAATCGACATTTAATTTTATGGTATCAATGGAACCATATAAATCTTCAAACTTGTATTTGCGTTCTGAGAATGGTTGGGCATGTCAATTAGGAACAACCGCTGACCCAAGTAAAGTAAACGAATTCCGACCAAAACTACTTGACCCAAGTCCTATAATGGTAGATGGTAATATTGCAACATCAACAGGAGAAGTCTTTACAATCGCACATCAGTATGATAGAATATCACAATGGAAAGAAACTATTGAGAAAAAATATGGATGATATTTCTATTGTTACCGCTTTTTATGATATAGGCCGTGGTGATTGGACACCTGATAAAGGACTACCACATTATCTCCAAAGGTCATCTGATGTTTACCTTGAAAGATTTAAACACCTAACTAAGTTGCATACTGACATAACTGTTTTCACATCTACCGATTTAGTTGAAAGATTGAAAGAACTATGTGTTGGTTGCAATGCTACGGTTACAGTTGTGCCATTTGATGTTGTTGAACAATTCTCAGAAATGAGAAAGGTCATTAAAGACATACAAGAAAAACAAAGTTTCATTCAGAGAATACATCCTTCACAGATGAAGAATCCTGAATACTGGAATCAAGATTATGTTCTTGTTACTAATCTGAAACCTTTGTTTCCTAACATCGCAATACAAAACAATCTTGTTAAGAATGATATGGTAGCATGGATTGATTTTGGATATTGTCGCAGCGAAAGCAACATACCAAGCAGCGAAAAGTGGAGCTATAATTTCAATCAGGAAAAAATTCATCTATTCTCATATAAAGAATATGATGGTAAATCAATTGAAACGATTGTTGGCACAAATGATGTTTATATCTTAGGCGCAAAAGTTGTTGCACATAAAAAGATGTGGCCTGAAATGTTAAATCTGATGGAAAAAAGTTTTAATAAGCTATTAGATATTGATATGGTAGATGATGACCAAGGTCTTTGGTTACTCTCATATCTAATGGAGCCAGAATTGTTTGAGCTACATGCGATACCCGACCATCAGTTAGGTCATGACCCATTCGTTCTTTTTAATTCATTTAATGAAACAGTATGAACAAACTTATAATATTTGATTTAGATGGCGTATTAATTGATAGTAGAGAGTTACACTATCACGCATTAAACTCTGCACTTGAAATGGTCGATAGTAGAATGGTCATTAGTAAAGAGGAACACTTGAGCAGGTATGATGGTCTCAATACGACTAAAAAGTTAGAAATGCTATCTGCTGAAAAGGGATTGAGTAGAGAGTATTTTGATTTAGTCTGGAGAAACAAACAATCAGCAACACTCCGGTTGATAGAAGAATTTCCTGTCAATCATATGCTTGTTGAAATGTTTAAGATGTTGAAACTGCAAGACATAAAAATTGCTGTTGCAAGCAATTCGATTCGTGAAACTGTTAAGTTATCACTACTGAGTATTGGTGTTCTTAGGTATGTTGATTATTTCGTGAGCAATGAAGATGTGAGTCGAACAAAACCATTTCCTGAAATGTATTGGAAATGCATGACAGCACTGAATGTTCTACCTAAAAATACAGTGATTATCGAAGATAGTCACATTGGTAGAGAAGGTGCACTGAATTCTGGTGCACATCTTGTGCCAGTGAAAGACCCTTATGATTTAACAATGAATAAAATAATTGAAGCAGTAGATATTTTGAATGATACTAAACGAACTAATGTACCCTGGAGAAATAAAAAGATGAATGTTCTTATTCCTATGGCAGGTGCAGGAAGCAGATTTGCACAAGCAGGTTATACGTTTCCTAAACCTTTGATTGAAGTTAATGGCACACCAATGATTCAGGTTGTTGTTCAGAATCTTAATGTTGATGCACATTATATCTTTCTTGTCCAAAAAGAACATTATGAGAAATACAATCTCAAACAGATGTTGAATCTAATTGCACCAAATTGTGATATCGTTCAGGTCGATGGTATCACTGAGGGTGCTGCATGTACCACATTACTTGCAAAAGAATTGATTGATAATGATGAACCTCTTTTGATGGCAAACTCAGACCAATTCGTAGAGTGGAACTCAAATGAATGTCTATATGCATTCACAGCAGACAATATTGATGGCGGAATAGTAACATTCAAAGCAACACATCCTAAGTGGTCATTCGCTAAGATTGGTGATGATGGATTTATTAATGAAGTTGCAGAAAAGAATCCTATTTCAGATAACGCTACAGTTGGTATCTATTACTGGAAAAAAGGTTCGGACTATGTTAAATATGCTGAACAAATGATTGAAAAGAATGTTCGCACCAACAATGAGTTCTATGTCTGTCCTGTATTCAATGAAGCTATTCAAGATGGCAAGAAAATCAGAAATAAAGAGATTAGTGGTATGTGGGGTCTTGGAACACCTGAGGATTTGAATCACTTTTTGTCTCACTATAAATGAAAAATATAGTTTTCTTTATCACACACTCAACATTAACAAAAAATCATGCTGAGTTGACATTTTATAGTTTATCGAAGCAAACACCAACAGATAAAAAATTTGATTGTCTTTACCTATATAATACACACCAGCATGAATTGCCTAATTCATTTCTTGTGAATTTGTTTCAGATTTATAGTCTTGGTAATTTTTTCAATGAATTAAGAATATTTAATTATGAAGAAAATACACCAAAATCTCTTGGTGCTGATGTTGCAACAATTTCTTCATATGTGAAACAGAATTATTCAGGTGATGATAGAGTATTGATATTGAAATCTGATTGTATTCTATCAGTAAACTACTTCAATGAAATTTTAAATTTACCTGATTGTGTTGTTTATTTTGTTGCACCATTCATCTGTGCTAAGGAACGAATTAGTAATAATGAGATACTAGAGTATTCTGATAGACAGCGATATATAAGTTCTGATGAAAAAACATTTTTCGTTGAGGACCAAACAGGCAGCAATAACAATGACTTCCACAATCGACCCGGCGTAAGTGTAACAGATGAAGGTATACGATTTACATCTTGTTATGTCATAACAGATTTTTCATGTCATTTCATTACTGTTAAACTACTCGACAAAATAAATTTAGAGTATTCAAGTTGGGGTGGTGCTAAATTTCACAATCTTGTTTCACACTTCATTGGAACAGATAAGTGTTTTGTGATTCATAAGTATCATGGTATTATCTCAGATAATAGAAGTGGTGATAGAGAAGGACCTGTAAGAGAATGGTTAAATAGTTAATTGAGGAATATAATGGCAAATTTATATAATACAGATGGTCGCATTGACATTAATCAAAAGATTTACGATAGTTTCAATGATTTTATTTTCAGCAACGATAGAAATGTTTTCAATAAACTCATGTCAAGGAAACACTTTTACGATTTGACTAAAAATCTTCATGGTGATATAGTTGAATGTGGAGTATTTAAAGGTTCTGGATTGCTTTCTTGGTTGAAGATAGTGGATATGTATGAACCAAATAGTTTGAAAAAAGTCATTGGCTTTGATTTCTTTGGTAGTGATTTTGTCAACGCTCTTGAAGATGATATCGACAGAGAAACAATGATGCAAGTATTTACCCGTGATAATAATTTACAAGACAGTGAGATTTCAATAGAAGGCATAAAAGCTAAAATTGAAAATGCTGGATTCTCTAGTAATAAGTATGAATTGGTTCAAGGTGATGTTAGTATCACAACAGAGCAATATTTAAAAGAAAGACCTGGTCTAAGAATCAGTATTCTTTACTTGGACATGGACTTGGACAAACCTACGTATGACGCACTGAATAATCTGTGGGATAGAATTGTTCCTGGTGGTGTTGTCGTATTTGATGAATATGCATATCATAGCTGGAGTGAATCAAATGCTGTTGATAGATTCGTCAACGAATTTGGTCTTGAGCTAGAAAATACTTTTATAAAAGCACCGACTGCATATATTTTAAAGCCATGAAAACCGCAATCATTCTTGTAGGCAATATCAGAACGTGGGATGAATGTAAACAGAGTTTTCATGATACATTCAGTCACTTGAATCCTGACATTTATGTTTCAACATACAATTTACAGTATGACCATCATCCGTTCATAAAGGGTAGGATAAGAGACTTTGATGATGTTGTTCTGACAACAGAGCAGATTGCATCGAAGTTTGATGGTCTTAATGTTAAAGGTTTCTGTATTGAAAATGAAGTCGATATCAGAAAAGACCAAGAGAGAATGCACTCTGCATTAAAGGATTTGGATATTTGCTATAAACAATATAGAAAGTTCAATATTGGTATTCAAATGATGAAACACTTTGAAGCAGAAAGCAAGTATGATTGTGTCATTAAAACTCGGTGCGATTTGATTTATGAAAAATTCAGCTTTCAGGACATAGAAAACAGTATCACAGTCGATTCAGGAAATGTGTTTCCTAATGATTGTATCTTCATTACGAATCGTGACAAGATGGTTGAGCTATCAAACTTCATGATAAATGAATTTTTCGATTTGAAGTATCCAAATAGTGCCGATAATCCACCACATGGACTGCTTTTGAATGCAATAAGTGACTGTGGTCTTAACGTCATATCACAAAAAATTATGAATTGTGTTGTCCGAAAAGGCGGTAAGAGGGAGTATTATTGATGCTTATAATATCACATCGTGGTAACTTAAACGGACCAGATAAGCCAAATGAGAATAATCCTGACCATATTGATAGTATAATTTCTGAAAATCTAGTGTTTGATGTTGAGATTGATTTGCGCGTCCATAAACAAAAACTCTATCTTGGCCATGATGAATGTGAATATGTGATTAACCAAGAATGGTTATTTCAACATGTTGCACATCTATGGATTCATTGTAAAAATGCCGAAGCACTAAGGTACTGTTCACAGTTAGAGTTTTTCCCTCATTACTTTTGGCACAATACCGATGATTACACACTAACCAATAAGAACATAATATGGGCATATCCAGGTAAACCAAAAGTCGATGATTTTACAGTTCTGGTCATGCCAGAGCAATACTGGAATACAAAAGAGATAGAAGAAATTCAACCTTTTGGTGTATGCACAGACTATGTTGAAACATATAAATATATAAATAAGACATAAACAACTTGCTGTAGAGGCAAAAAAATGCATTTTTCAGACTTTTTGGCAGAAGCCAATAAAAATAAAACAATCGTTTTCGCGTTTGGCCGATTCAATCCGCCGACAATAGGCCACGGTTTATTGGTCAAAAAGGTAGTCGATACAGCAAAAAAACTTGGTGCTGACCATGTAATATATGCTTCGCGCAGCCAAGATTCAAAGAAAAATCCTCTTTCTGTTCAGCAGAAAATCAAATATCTTCGTAAAATGTTTTCATATGCCAATTTTGAGCAGGCAAATGAAGATGTTCGCACGTTCATTGAAGTTGCTAAACACCTAAGTAAGCAAAAATACAGCAAAATAATTATGGTAGCGGGTTCTGATAGAATTGCAGAGTATCAGAAATTGTTTGATAAGTATAATGGTAAAGAGTTTAATTTTGAGAGCGCAGAAGTCATTTCAGCAGGTGAACGCGACCCTGATGCTGATGGCGCTGCTGGAATGTCTGGCACAAAAATGCGCGAGGCAGCAGTAAAAAATGACTTTAAGACTTTCAGAAAAGGTATACCAGAGACTCTATCCGATAACGAGGCTAAAAGTTTAATGCGAACAATCAGACTATCTATGAATATACACGAATTTGTTCAACCAGATATGGACACAGTTTTTGAGAAACTGATAATCGAAGGCGTTCATGACAAAGCTATTTTTAAAGCTGTATTTCTAGCAGGTGGACCAGGTTCAGGAAAAGACTATGTGTTAAGTAACACACTTGATGGTCATGGGTTAGTAGAAATCAATTCAGATAAAGCATTTGAGTTCTTGATGGATAAAGAAGGACTGAATATGACAATGCCAGAATCTGAGCGCGAACAGAGAGACTTTGTTCGTGGTCGTGCAAAAAGTGTTACAGAATTGCGCCAGAGATTGGCTCTGCTTGGTAGAAATGGACTAATCATCAATGGAACAGGTGATGATTACGAGAAGGTTTCAACCATCAAAAAGAAACTAGAAGAATTAGGATATGACACATCAATGGTTCTTGTTAATACCCGTGATGAAGTATCACAGCAGAGAAACATTGAGCGCGGTCAACGTGGCGGTAGAACTGTACCTGAGAACATAAGAAAAGAAAAATGGGATGGTGTTCAAAAGAGCCGAACAGAATATGCAAAACTGTTTGGCGACAAATATGTTGAATTTGATAACTCAGAGGATTTAAGAAGTTCTGACCCAGAAATCGTTAAGCAGAAAAAACAAGAACTTCAGGACATATTCAAAAGAGTAAAAGAGTTCACATCAAAAGCTCCTGGGAACGATGTATCAAAATTTTGGATAGCAAACGAATTAAATAAAAAAGACACTCTACCTATAGATAAAAAAGGAACACAGAGAGTTCCTTCATCAACAGAATCTGGTGCATATCAGGAAGCAATGAAGTTAGGTCTTTCATACTTAGGCTTTGGTAGATATGGTAAGAATGGTAAAGTAACACACCACTCTGTTCATGATAAATTGGTCGAAGTTGGTAAGTATAAAACACCAAAAGTTGAGATAGCCATTTCAGGTTCAGGTTCAGGACTACCAAGAAAGAAAAAGCCAGTTAAAGTAAAAGAGCAAGTCAATACTGATTTTGATAATTTCATCAATGAAGCTGTTTCAATAACAGTAACAGGTGATAGCGCAGAAGAAGTAACTAAGACATTGAAACTGTTAAAGAGTGATGTTAAAGAACAAACAGGAACAACCTTATCCGACAATGGTGCATTAAATGTTCTAACACTAGGAAAACCAATGGTCAGAGAATCAACTGATTATGTGTGTGATAAAGATGGAAACAAGAGAAAATTTGCAATTCGTGATAATGCAGCAAAGGAAGCACATCGAAAAAATGGACAAGTGGAGAAAAAAGGAAAATTATATTTCGTCAAATTAAAAACAAAAAAGACGATAAGTGAGATTGATTATGGAACAGAAGTCGGCATTCCTATGTCAGGCTATAATAAAGAGAAAATAGATAGAAACACGGGCAAAGCTGTTTCAGAATTAACGGGTGATGAAACTGGTGCAAGTATTGGTGACCAGAAAGATGATGAATTGAAAAAACAAGGAATTAGTCTAACCTCATTTAGAACGAAAAAAGGAAACATTTCATGAAGTCATTAAAACAACATATCGCAGAGGGTCGTCCTTCACAGAGGCATCCATTAGAAGGACATGATTATCATAAGAAAACTGATGCTGAATTAACTTATATTGCTAAAGATGCACATAAAGCAGCAGAGGCAATGAAAAGTCATAACACAGCAGCAGAAAACAAATATCGTGACCAAGCAAACGATTCCGCAACAGTTCGCTATTTCAGACAAAAGAATGGTATGCCTGATTGGTATAAAAAGAAATATGGGCATGTAAAAGAAGAAGTTGAATCTATTGAAGAATTGTCAACACGAACTTTATCGTCTTATGTTAAAAAAGTTGGAGATGAGGGTGCTTGGACTAAGAAAAGAACCGCTGGTGTCAACAGTGCTCTAAATAAAATAAAAAAAAATTCAATGAAAAAAGAAGAAGTTGAATCTATTGATGAAGTGAAACTTGTTGGTATTCTAAGACATGCAGAACACGGCAAAGCATATATTTGGCACAAAGGTGGCGAGGGTGGTTATAACTATGAAGTTGAACACACAAAAACAAAAAAGAAAGAACAGCACAGTAAATCACATGACGATGTTGTTGCTGATTTGAAAAGCCGTGGTTATAAAATGAATGAGGAAGTTGATGAATCTCATACTGGAAAAGGTAATCATCGACCAGGTTGGATGCTTCGTGCTGACCCTAAGTTGGGCAAGAAACTGAAAGATGCTAAAAGAGGACATAAGGCTTTAGTTAAATATGCTGGTAAATCCATCGAAAAAAAAGCAAATGAGGAAGTTGAACAAGTTGATGAAGTTGCAGCATGGCAGCGTAAAGAAGGTAAATCAGAATCTGGTGGTTTGAATCAAAAAGGTGTTGACTCATATCGTCGTGAAAATCCAGGTTCAAAATTATCTACTGCTGTTACAACAGAGCCCAGTAAATTGAAAGCTGGCTCAAAGGCAGCAAATCGCCGTAAATCATTTTGTGCGAGAATGGGCGGAATGAAGAAAAGATTGACTTCAGCTAAGACTGCAAGAGACCCTGATTCACGTATCAATAAAGCATTGCGTAAATGGAATTGTAATTAATGGCACAATTTAGAAAAGAGACTGGTTCTTTAGACCCCACCATATCAAAAAGATATGAGGTGGTGATGCTTGCTAATAATGCGAATGGTGATATTGTCTCATTATCTAATCCTTTGCCTGTTACACTTGGTTCTGAAAATATCACTATTACAGGAAACGTCAATTTCATTGATACTGTTAATGTTACCAGTAGTGCAGGAAATCCAGTCCACACGCACATTACAGAAGTTGGCACAAGCGGCATACTGGATGTATCTTATATGCCTATAGGTGGTAATGTAAATGCTACCCTAACTGGCACTAGCACAGTAACTTTAGGAGCAGCGGCTACTGATGCGTTTGGTAGACTGCGTGTAAGCAATCCTTATACTTTGTTTGATGGCGGACTGCGTTACTTTGACAACACATACAAGTGGGACCAAGCGGACACAGGCGCTGCCACTTCCTCTTTCTTACCTAACGAAAGTTCTATTCTGATGGACGCTACAGGAGCGGGGTCAGCCATTCGTCAGACTAAACAAGTATTTTCCTACCAGCCTGGTAAGAGTCTATTGGTTCTGTTGACCTTTGTAATGAACACTCCTACCGCAGGCGTTACACAACGAGCAGGCTATTTTGGAGCAGAGAACGGCATTTACTTTGAAGTAGCGGGCACTACAAAAAATCTTGTTATTAGAAAATACACTTCTGGTTCAGTAGATGACACTACAGAAAAATTTGCCCAGGCTTCGTGGAATGGTGATAGATTAGATGGTACAGGAGCCAGTGGAATAACATTAGATGTAACCAAAGCACAAATCTTCTGGACAGATATAGAATGGTTAGGTGTAGGGACAGTGCGATGTGGATTTGTTGTTAACGGACAGTTCATCCTTTGTCACAGTTTTCACCATGCCAACATATTAAACAAGGTCTATATGACCAGTGCTACATTACCCTTGCGATATGAACTAATCAGCACCGGACCCGCAGCTACAATGCGAGCAATCTGTTCTACAGTTATGTCAGAAGGCGGTTATAGTAATCGCAGTTTTACCCGTGCTATAGGAACAGAACTAACAGGCAAAAACCTAAGCAATACAGTTTATAGACCATTAGTATGTTTGCGTATGAAGTCAACATGCTTAGACTCTATCGTAGTGCCTACAGCATTCGATGTGTATGGACTACAACAAGCAGCTTTTGCATATCGCATTATTCTCAATCCCACACTGACTGGCGCCAGTTGGACCAGTGCTGACACAGACAGCACAGTAGAGTATGACATATCTGCTACAGCATTATCTGACGGCAAAGTAATAACACAAGGTGTATTTGTGGGGTCTAATAAGGGCGGGTCTGCTCAGGTTACTAGCAATGAAATAGACTTTAGCCAACAGTTGGGTAGAACTATAGCAGGTGTATCAGACATATGGTGTTTGGCAGCGTTAGCCACTACAACTAATGATGATGCTGTGGGCATTGTAAACTGGCAGGAACATAATTAATTAGATGTGTAAATAATTCAAAT